GCAAATGCATATTGAGAAGCTTTAACTCTACCAATTTGACCAGCATAATGACCTTTGCTTTCATCATCTTTGTCAATCATAAAACCTTCAAACCCATCAATAGCAGGAGTTTCTACATTTAACATCAAGTGGTATGCACCATCAATAAATGTAAACTCTTCTAAGTGAATAGAATTAATTTTTAAAACATTATTACCTGGAGTAATTGTTTTAGGCATCCCTGAGCCTGTTCCTAAATCAGTTGTACTTAAAGCCATCTTTTTTTTACTTTTTAATTGTTAAACTTACTTTTTAAATATATACTTCATCCCAAGACACTTTCAATTGTCCTTCACTAGAATCAGCTATTACTATTTCATTATTTCTCAAGTGATCTGGTCTTGCACCACAAGTTACTTCATCATTAGTCTTAAAACTTAATATAGTTTTAGGACCCTTTCTATACATGTAACCAATTGCATCTGCATTAGCACAAACCAGAGATTTGATTTTACCTGTCAAATCTATATTTGCGGCCATTACCATCTCACCTTTATCATCAACTTGCTTATCTTTAATGTGTCCAGAAAGGATCACATGATCAGCTAGTGTATCTACAAAATCAAGCACCTGAAAAAAAGCTTGGCGAATATACAAATAACCTGCACCATTTGGTAAAGTAGTGATATTATCACCATCATAATTTTTACCCATTGGTGTTTGTTTGTATAATTTCACTGCAAGCGGGTGAATCATTTCTTCCAATGCTGTTACAGTATCTATTGTAATGTACTTATAAGGCTTATTAGCTTCTCTAATTGCCTTACCAGTATCCAATAACTCTTGTAAATTAGTAATTGGAACTTTAAGTGCTTCAATAAAATCTGCACCATGTTCTAAGTCCAAGATTAAGTTATTCTCAAGACCAGCATAACAAGTAGTTTTACCTGTTTTAGGCTTTGAATAAATAACCAATCTTTTAGGATTAGCTCTCTGAGCTTTTACCTTTGTAGTTGGAAGTACTATACTCATTGTTTAGTAATTAATTCATTTAACCACTGCTTGTTGCTTACAGGTTTTTTCCACATAATCGCAGCATAATCTGCAATAGTCATTTCAGAATATAATACATCTGGAATAGGTAATACAGCTTTACTTACTAAAGTAGTTTTCATACCTTCAGTAAAATCTGGAAAATCATTATTATCAACTAAAGAATTCTGAAGTCTAGGTAAATCTATATCAAAATCTGCAGCCTTTTTCTTTTCTTCAATTTCATTAATTCTTTTCTCAAACAAACCAAAGCTTAATGCCGTTCCGTCAGCATTTACAGCCATTAATTCTTGTAATGGTACAGTAAATAAAGAATACTCAGCTCCTGTAGAAGATATACCACTTTTCTTATCATACTCTTCAGAGAAGAAAGGGTTATATCTATATTTAAACAACTGCCTGTGTTCATAAAAAGGTTTTACATCTACAACTGTACCTGAAGCATCAGTTACATTGTCATAAAGCTCAACATATAAATCTTCACCTTTACTCAGTTCAGATTCAAAAAATTGAACTTGTCTTCCGTACTTACCTTTTTGGAAAAATGCAGTTTTAATTAAGAATGCAGGGTCAGGAAGGCCCAACTTTTTAAATGTTTCTATGTGGTGTACATAGAATTCTTTTTCTCTTGTTTTCCTAATTGTAATACTCATGTTGTTGAAATTTTTGGTTTAGTTACTGTAGGTGGAGTAGGAACTTCTACAATCCTCATTGTAGTCCTGTCAAGTTTAAAGAAGCTAATCCTAGTAGTACCATTCCTAGACTTTAGGAAATGAAACACTAAGATATCTTCATCCTGAATAATAAATTTCTCAGGACCATATAACCTTAACTTTCTTACAGAAGGCTTATTAATACCCATAACCACATCAGCATGTTGTAGTAAAGCATCAGACCCGTAAATATCAGAATCTAACACATAATTACCATAAGTACCTTCTTCTTGTCTCTTAATGTCATCTATGTTTCTGTTAAGCTGACTCAAAACAACAAATGCTATAGGATACTTCTTTTTCATCATTGTGAGAGCCTCACCTAGACTTCCTAGCATTTCAAATTTGTCTTTCTGTCCCTTACCAACTTTAAATAAAGCTGAGTGATCTATAGCAACTAGCATGTTATTATAAGTACCATCATCATTTTTGTACTTATCCATTTCATAGTGTATAGTAGCACACATCTCATCTACTGTACAAGCATCATAGACAACATTAATCCTGTCCATTGCTTGCATTCCTTGGTAATACCTAACGCATTCATCATAGATTCTTTTATCTACAAGTTTTCCGTCCTTACTCATTAATGTGTTGTAATCAGCACTTGTAATCAGACTTAGTTTTCTAACACCGCTGGTTTCATCTACCATCTCCATCTGAAACTTTAAAACTCTGAAGTTTTGATCACTGTTATTAGTAATAATATCAGTAATCAATTGCTCCATAAATAGAGTTTTACCAGTTCCAGGTCTGGCACCAACTACGGTAATTGTTCTCCATTCAAGACCATCACAGAAGGCATCATTAAATTTAGGCCAAGCACTTTTTAGGGATTTTAGTGTACCCTGTCGCCTAGCTTTAATTTTATAGATAGCTTTTTCTACGGACTGCCTTTCACTAACAGGTAGCAAAGGTCTTGCACCATTAAATAAATTTGACATATGTGGATTTTAAAAATTGATCACACTATGTTGTCCCTAAAATAACATAAGTTTCAAAGAACCACTTAAATGCTCCTTCTAGATTTTTAACATTTACTCTTGCAGGTTTACCAGAATTAAGTTTTCTATTTGGAAAGATTTCCAAATATTCTAACATCATTGATATGTAATCTTCACCCATAAGTGCACTAACTGTTTTCTTCTTAGTTTTCTTAAAGAAACTATTGATTTCTTCGGTAAATATAAGACTTTTTGCAGTTAAAACCAAATCTTCACTAAGCCAATCATTAGCTTTTAACCTACTGATTTCTAGTTCTTTGTTGACAAAATTGTTAGGAATAACTTTTTCTTTTAAGCAATGTAATACATAGTAAGTATTAGGCATTAAACCTTCTTTAATCAGTCTATTAAATATCTCTTCCATCACCAAATAATTGAATAATTATAATTTTCTTCTACTAATTTTTTAGCATCAACAAATACATTTTGAGAGTCCCATCTTCTAAATTTATTATAAACAGCAGATGCTGGATGAGCACAGAATAACTTGTAATTATTATTATTTACAGTATCTGACCAAGTGTGTGCTTGTTTCCCCATGTAAATATACACCAAACCATTATTATAATTTGATAGATAATCAAAAAGATAATTTAAGAATGGTTTCCATATGTCATAATGCTTACCAATTTTACCTATTTCAGTTGTGAGAGCTGTATTAAGCATTAATATACCTTGATTAGACCATCTTGCTAAATCCGGATTAAAGCTAACATACTCATCATTGTAAATAGTTCTGTTTACTTCTTGCAGCATGAATTTTAAACTAGGTTGTATTCCTTTCAAACTTGTATTTTTACTACAACTGAAAGCAATACCATCTGCTACATTGATAGTTGGATAAGGATCTTGACCTACTATGACCACTTTAAGTTCATCATAAGGACATTCTTTAAATGCTCTAAATACATCTCTTAAAGGAGGAGTAAATCTTCTATCAGCCCAACTCTCTTGCGCAAGTGTTTGAAGTATGTTTTTGAAATCAGAACTGTATATAAAAGTTCTTAATACTCTGGCCCATCCAGAGGGAACTAAGTCCTCATACAATTTATCTACAATTTTATCTAATTCTAATTTTTCTTTCATAATTTTACAGTGTAATTTAAACTAAACCCATATGCTTAAAGTTAAAGAATTAAAAGATGATGCAATTATCAAAATACCAGTAAGTAAAGGATACTATATGATGGTAAAAAATTTAGCATATACTCTTTTAAATAAAATGATTAAAGAAAATAAATCTGAAGATTACCTTAAAGAAATAGGTACTAAACAATACGGTGAACTTGATGATGATCAAAAATGTATGCAAACTGTAACTATGTTAGTTGCAGAAATTGAAGCACAATCACAATTTCAAGGTATGTATGAAGAGAAAGAAATTTTAGAACCAGGGGATGAGGGATATGTTGTTCCTACTGTAGATTAACATTCAGTTCAACTCCAATTTCAATACAAGCTTCTATAGCTAACATTAACTGGTCTTTGGTACACTCTGCAAATGATTTGCAAAACTCACCTTCTGAGTCTGTGTAGCAAAGACCAGATCTTTCTTTCACAATCTTCTTCATTTCTTCAAAAGTATAGCCTGATTCTTTGGCTAACTCTCTAATACATGCATGCACTTTATTAATCTGTGCTCTACTATGATCTGCATTAGCTAGATCAATATACATTTCTACCTCTTGTCCTTCAGATAACTTCTGTAGGAACAGTTCATAGGCCAGCTTATCCTTCGGATGAGCATAAGTCAGCTTACCTTCTTTCTTTACTAGTCTGCCAGTGTACATAATTTTAAGGCATTAAGAAAATGAACTAAACGGTCTGCTTCTGTAATAAATATTCTATCTATTTCAAAAGAATGTACAGACCAACTATCTCCATTATTTTCAGCAGGTGAATCAGATACTAGGGTAATACCTTCTGTAGCATCTAGTAAGTAATAACTGTAATCTTCATCATCTCCACTATCTTCTTTAGATACATGAACTTTCTCAAAGCCTGCATCTATTAAATCTTGTTCTGTCATAATTTGTGTTTCATTTTAAACATCATTAATTCCGGTGTTGCAATCTTAAAATATTTTTCTTTTGACCAAAACTTAACAATAGGTGTTATTTCTTTTTTCTGATTAACAAACTGTTCTAAAGCTAACACACCTAAATAAATATTAGATTCATCAGATTGAAACAATTCAAACATCCTATTATTTTCTTCTTCAGTAATTATTTCAAGATACTGCAGTAAATTAAGCTCAAGCTTATATACAAACAACCATTCTTTCTTATTAAGAAAGTCATATCTTGGTCTTGTAATATTTATTTGATGCTTAAATAAAAACTAAACTTATAAAAAGCATATCAATAGCTTCACTTATCCTATCTAACAACTTCTTCATCTAGAACTTGGTATATACAATGCTCTACAATAAGATTCCATGTTCCTGTTGGGTCACATTCTTCTTCATGTGGATACATTAAGATTACTTTATTAACTTGTTCTGTAGTTAATTTTTTCTTGATGCTATTAGCTACTACTAACACATCAGTTTCAGATATATTACTTACCATTTTTCTTTTTTTTAGGTTCTTTCAAATACTTATTTTCAAAATATTTCCAATCAGTAAACATTGCAATCATAAGATCTTTTCTTATTTCTTCTTCATGCTCATCACACATACCAATACCATTCAGATCTAAGTCCGGAGAGTATCTCTTGGTAGCTTTCTTACCGCATTTAATGCAAAACATACTAATTTACTAATTCATCCATATTAATGTTATAATCATGAATAAG